AGAATTTATATTTGTTTATAAGTATAAGTTCATTAAAAATATAACAAGGGCCGTGTCCCAAGGAGATAATAATGAGTGAAGAAATAAAAGTACAAGAAGACACTAAAGTAGAAGAAACTAAAGTAGATCAAACAGATATTAAAAGCCTGGTTGATGCTGAGGTTTCTAAAGCTATTAAAAACATCAAAGTTAATTTAGACTCTGCATACACTGAGAGAGATAATGCTTTAGCCGCTGTTGCGGAAGCTAAAAGTGAAAAGCAAAAAGCTGAAATAGAAGCCTTAGAGAAACAAGGTAAACATTCAGAAGTTATGCAAATGAAAATAGCTGAGATGAGTGCTAAGCTTGAGACTTATGAACAAAAGAACACAGAATTAAGCAGAGATAACGCTGTGCGTTCTCAACTTAACTCTTTAAACTTTAAATCTGAAAAAGCCGCTAATATGGCCTATTCAGATATTGTAAAAAGTTTAAAGAAAGACGCTTTAGGAAATTGGGTGAATGAAAACGGAACTAGTATTAATGAGACTGTGTCAAATTATTCTAAAGACGATGGTAATTCATTTCTATTTTCTGTTAAAGCGAACACGGGAACTGGAATAACTCCAGCCAAACCAAGTACAGGAACTACTCCTGTGTCATCTATAAAAGATATGTCAACCGATGAAATGCTTAATGCTGTTAGCAAAGGGCAAATTAAGGTTGCTGGAGATTGGTCTGAATAAGACTATCTTTTATAATAATAACCGCACAATTATGTGCTTTAAATAATAAAAGGAAAATAAATAAATGACTGTAATAAGTTCAAACTTTAATAACATTGCAAGAGCAATTTCTGCTTACGAACAAGCTGGAAGAGCCGATGCTGCGTTATTAACATCAACTGCTATGGTTGGTTCTGACGCAAGAATCAATGATTCAGGTGAAAATTACACTGGTACATTAAGATGGTTAGATTTTACTGATCCAACTACTTTTAATAAACAGAACGAAACTGCTACTGATGTTGCTATTAATGAAATGGCAGTATCAAATAAATCAGCAGTATATATCAAAAATATTGATCATATCGCTGCACAAGAAATGTCAGTTCAGAAATTAATCTCAAAAGTTGATGGTTTATCATACTTAGGTTCTCAATTTGCTTCAGTTAGAGCAAGAAGAGAAGATCTACAATTAAGATCTATCCTAAATGGTGTATCTGACAAAATTTGGGGTGCAACTGCAATTGGTACTTCTGATCCTGCTGCTAAAGTTGGTACTTTTGGTTTCTATACTGGTTCTGATTCTAGTGATGATCCAAATCCATTATTTGCAATTGAAAACACGACTAATAATAGATCTGCTTTCTTTGATACTCTATTAGATGCTATCACTGAAGTTAAAGGTGAATTTGAAGAGCCTTTCTACTACCTAGTAGTTGACACTGCAACTTACAACATTATGAGAAAACAAAACGTTCTTGATGTTGCTCCAGTTGTAGACGGTAACTTCAATTTCTCTACTATTCTTGGTGGAAAAATTAGACTTATTATTAACAACCAATCGTTAACTGCTAACCTACCTGCAGGCTTAAAAGTATCTTACATAGCTAAAGCTGGATCTGTACATTATTCTGATGTTGCACAGACTAATCCAACTGCTATTGAAAGAAATGAACTAGCTGGCAATGGTGGTGGACTTGTTACTGTTTTATCTAGATGGGGTAATATAATGCACCCTAAAGGTTTATCATGGGCTGGAAGTGCAACTGCATATCCTGCTAATGCTGATCTTGCTCTAGGTACAAACTGGACAGTACATGCTGCTAACGTTAACCAAATTGGTTTATTCCCAATTTATCACGGTTAATATTTATAACTATTAGATACGGAGAAAAATAATGGCATTACAAAAAGGTTTCAACTCATTTGTTACTATAACAGAAGCAGAGGGTTATTTCTACGATAGACTTAATCAAGCTTCATGGGATAGTGCTACAGATGAAACTGTTGAACGGGCTTTAGTAACCGCCACAGGAATTCTCGATAACTTGGATTGGGGTGGAACGGCTGTGCCTACTACCCTTTATCCTTTATCATGGCCTAGAGATATTACTTACTGGAATACAAAATCTGGTGTGTATGAAACTTTAGAAGATGATAGAAGCACAACAAGTTATGGAACTTTTCCTGAAGATATCTTGAAAGCTACCTATGAGTTAGCATTACACTTGATTAAAAACATGAGCACAATAGAAGATCAATCATCGGGTTCGCCTAGATTGAAAGATTTAAAAGTTGGTTCTGTTTCTTTAACATTTGATTTAGGATCTGGAATTAGTAATTTTAACGAATTACCTGACCATATCCAAAATATAATTGTTAAATTTGATAATCCTGCTAGTTCTGCAACTAATAGAGGAGTTAAAGTTAGTGGAGGTGCTTAATGAGTTACTCAAAACTAATTAAAAATAATGTAAAAATGGCATTTAATGTTATAGGTGATCTTGGTGAAGATATAGTATTTACAAATAAAACTGTAGATAATTATAATTTTGCTACACAATCTGTTAATACTTCTAGTGATACTTCTTTTACTGCGAAAGCGGTAGTTGAAAATCAATTTAGAACTAATGACGATACACCTAGACTAGAATGTAATTTAATGTTTGATTCAGATTATTTAGATTCTAAGAAAATCGATAATTACGACACTGTTGTATTTAGAGGTAAAACTTGGAAAATAAATAAATTTGAAGATAATAATTATGTTATTACTTTAACTGTTGGAAGGGAATCTTAATGGCTACAATATCACAAATGTTGACAGCTGTTGAAGGTTTGTTTGCTTCCACCGCTTGGACATCTAATAACATCAAAGCATTTCCTGCGAATTATCAAGGGGAAATTAATGCTGAGGAATGGATACGGGTTTCTGTATTACCATTTTCTTCAGAATTAGCTTATCAAGATGTAATAGCAAATGGCCAAATTGTATGTCAAATATTTGTTCCAGCTGGAGCAGGTATGAAAAGAGCATATGAAATTGCTGATTTGCTAAAAACATTATTAGATCAAGAAGTAATCTCTGGATATCTACAAACAACTAATAGCTTTATAACAAATATTGGAATTGATCCAAAAGACGCTGGTTTATACAATGTCGATTATACGGTCAATTTCAAATCAATATAACCAAAAATAATATAAAGGAAGAAAACAAAAATGGCTCTAATTTCAAATATAGGTGCTGGTATTTTCACTAAACTAAAATACAAAGCCGATGCTGGTTACACTTTACCAACTTCAGATTCAACACACCAAACCTTCATTGGTTCTGGTGGTGATTTTGAAAGTGCAGTAGATGTTACTAACATCAGAGAATTTCCTTCATTTGGTAAACCTGCTAACATTGTTAACGTACCTAGTTACGGACAATCTGTAAGTAGCCAAATACAAGGACAAGCTGATGCCCCAACATTGGAGTTCAGTTTGAATTATGTACCAAGTGTACATGATACAATTCAATCTTTAGTTCAAGATGGACTAACTTATGTATTCGAGTTGGATGTAAAAAATTCAGCTACTGGTGCAAATGCGGCATTTTATGTAAAAGGTTCAATAGCTTCTTTTGAAGTATCGCCAAACTTGACTGATTCAAATCAGGCAACTTTGACTTTAAGTACTTCAACTGACTATACTGGTCCGTTTACTGACGCATAATAAAATATATATTAGGCTGGGTTTAATCACCCAGCTTAATTTAATTGTATAGGATAAAATCATGGATAATAAACCATTTAATAAATATTATGTATTAAGAATAACTTCTTTGCATATAAAAAAATCTGTAGATACATCAATAAGAAAAACTTATGATAGATTGAAGGATGTAGAAAATAAACAAGAAGTCTTTGAAACATTAGATATTTTACATAAAATTAGAAAAATGATGGAAGACTTTGAATCGAATAATAAACATTTATATATAAAACCTTTAGAGGAAATTAAGAATGAAACACATAAAGATAATAGAGATAACGAAGAAAGTACCGTTCCTGAATCAGGAAGTGGAGATAAAACAACTAACAGTTAGAGGTATAAAAGACCTACAAAAAACATTAGATGTAAATAAAACTGATGATGTTGCAGGTGTAAAAACTTTAAGTGCTATATTTAAACAAACTGTTGTAGGTGCTAATGAAATGAAAGATTCAGATTTTGAAAACTTTCCAATTAAAGCATTAACTGAACTATCACAAGAAATTCTTGTATATAATGGTTTAGCTGCATCAGATGATAAAGGTGGTGCATTGGGGAAGAAGAGTTAGCAGATTATGAATTGGCTCATCAATTAGGCGTTACATTAGATTATATTTATAATATGTCCAGCAAAGAATATATGGGTTGGATTAAATATTTTGAAACAAGGCCATACGGTTGGAGAGAAGATCATAGGTCTGCTATATTAGCTCAAACAACTTACCAAGGTACTAAACCACTTAAGGTAAAAGATTTATTTCCTTCATTAAATGTGTTTTCAAAAAGTGAAGAACAAAAAGATATTAAATTAGAAATGGGTTTTAATGAATTAAAAAACATAGCTAAAAAAAATAATATATCTTTTATGGAAGATAAAAAATCTGAAAAATGATAGTAAGGGCGGTGTAAACTGCCCACTTGAAAGGTAATTATGAGAGATACAAAGAAAATAACTGCATATGCCATTATCAATAAAAAGAAAATTAAAGAACAAGAATTATTTAAAAACCTTAAAAAAGAAGTAAACACTGGTGCAAATGGTACACAAGGTTACATTATTAAAAAGGGTATTAACAAGGGCAAAAAAATATAATGGCAATAACTACTATAGGTTTGAAATCAGCCTCTATTAATTTAGCTAAAGATATTGATAAGGCAATTGAACAAGAATTTAGAGCAAGAGCATTAAAAGCTTTTGCTGACGTAAAATTAACAACACCAGTTGACACGGGGCAAGCTAGAAATAGTTGGTATATCGGGTACACTGAATCATACTATAATCAAAAAACACCTATATCATCAAACATTAATATATTGGTTCCTAAAGATAAACCTCAAAAAATTATTGTTACAAATGGTACAACATATATAGAGTTCCTTAATAATGGACATTCTCAACAAGCACCTACTAAATTTATAGAGGCTGCTTTTAGAAGACATTTTGATACAGTTAGTATTGAAGTAACTAACGGATAAAGGGAATATGGCTGTAAAATTAGACATAACTGCTAATGTAAAGGGACAGGGCGAAATAAATAAATTACAATCTGGTTTAAATAAACTAGGTGCGAATGCTACTATAGCTTCAAAAAGATTAAAAGGATTAGAAGTAGCCGCTGCAAGATCAAGGTCTACTTTTGCTGCACTTGGAACAACTTTAAAAGTCGGTGTTGCTGCATCATTAGCTGCTGTAACTTTTGGTATTGGTAAATTTGTTAAAGATACATTTGCTGCAGGTAAACTTACTGAATCACTTCAAGTAAGATTTAAACTATTATTCAATTCAACAACAGAGGGTGCAAAAGCATTTGCTGAAATGAATAAGTTTGCTAGTAAAGTACCTTTCTCACTAGAAGCTATTGCTGCAGGATCTGGTAACTTAGCCGTTATATCTAAAGATGCTGGAGAGTTATCTAAAATATTAGAAGTAACTGGTAACGTTGCTGCAGCTACAGGATTAGATTTTAGACAAACTGCTGAACAAATTCAAAGAGCATTTGCTGGTGGTATTGCTGCCGCTGATGTATTCAGAGAAAGAGGTGTTAGAGCAATGCTTGGTTTTGAAGCTGGTGCGAAAGTATCAATTGAAGAAACTAGAAAGAAATTCTTTGAAGTATTTGCTAATGGTGGTCAATTTTCTAAAGCAACAAAAGATTTTGAATCTACATTAGAAGCACAGGTTTCATTTGTTGAAGATGCTTACTTTAGATTTAGACAAGCCGCTGCACAACCTTTATTTGCAGGTGTAAAAGAACAAGTAATTGCTTTGGTTGGTAATTTTAAAGCAAATGATAAACAATTAAAGGAATTAGCTAAAACTGTAGGGGAAAGATTAGCAGGTGCTTTTAAAAGTGTTGAAAATGGAATTAGATTTGTATCTACTAATATTGATACAATAATTAAAGCATTTAAAATATTTATTGGATTAAAAATAGGAACATTTATTGCAGGTATTACTTCACAATTTATTTTAATGTCCATTGGTATTGCAAAGGCAACAGTTAGTATGAAAGCTTTAAATTTAGCTATGAGAGCAAATTTAGTAGGTATTATTGTAACAGCTATTCAAATTGCAGTTGTAGCTGTGATAGCTTTTAGTGATGAACTTAAAGCCCTTGGTAAATATTTGATGGGTAATTTTAATGATAATTTAAATAAAATTAAAATAAACTTTTTAAAATTTAAAAACGTACTTAACATAGGTGATGAAGATGTTAACCTTGAGGCTATAAAAACCTTACAACGTGAATTAGATGGTACCGCTGAAAAATGGAAAAAGGCAGCAGATGCAAAAGATGCATATAAAGAAATATCTTTAACTCAAGAAACAAGAGCAGATAGATTTAAAGATTTTAAAGGTGCTGATCCTAGAGGGGATATGCGTAAAGCAGAAATAGCTGCAGAAATTAAAAGAGGAAAAGAGTTAGAAGCTATAAATCAACGAATTACAACCATGAATAGGGATTATATTCGTGATCAAGCTAAACTTAATGCTGCTCAAACAACATATGGAGATTTATTAGCAGGTGCTGGTATTGAAGCTAAAAATATTTCAAATACAATTAGTTCAACATTATTAGATGGAATGAAACAAAATCTTTCAGTATTACAAAATATGAAAAATATATTTAGAAGTTTATATCAAACTGTATTAGATACTATTATTTCAAAAACTATTGAATTACAAATAGAAAAATTATTTGAATTTCTTAATGAGAAAAAAGTTAACAAAGAAAAAGAAGTTACTTCAGAAAAGAAAAAACAATTATTTTATGCTCTTGCAACAGCTGCAGCAGGCGGAGGAGGTAGTAGTTTTGGAAGTATTTTTCACGCAAATAAAGGTGGTATGGTACCAGGTGGTGCACCTTACACAGATAGAATTCCTGCAATGTTAACACCAGGAGAAGTTGTTATACCAAGAAATCAAGTTGGACAACAAGGTTCAGTAACTAATAATACAATTAATATAAGTGGTAATGTTGATCAAAGAGCAATAGATCAAATTAGATCAGTTATATCATCAAGCCCATCACATGTTGGTGGTGCTAATAAAACTTTCAGTAGAAATACTTCTGGATTAAGTATGAGGAGAAAATAATGTCAAAAATATTTGAATATACAAATGATATATCATTAAGTAGAACAGCAAGAGTTAGAAGATCAATATCTAATTCAGGTTATGCTAGACAAGAAAGAGGCAGTCCGACATTTTATTCTATGGAAGTAAGTTTACCATTATTAACTAAAACAAAATATGATGAAGTTGAATCTGAATTATTAGGTTTAATAGATGGTATTGATTTTAAAACAACTAGTTTACCATCAAATATTAATTTAACTTTTTCTAATGGAACTATAATTGCACAATCTGGTTTAACAATTACGGTTGTTAATTCTAATACAAGTGGGGTTAATGTTCAATTAGCTAATGTAGATACATCAAGTAATGTTAAAGCTGGAGATTTTATACAGTTTAGTTCAAGTACAAAAGTATATCAAATTAAAGAAGATGCAACTGCAACGGCTGGTAATTTATTAACATTTAAATTAATGACTGGTGCAATTAATCCTATTGTAAGTCCTAATACTTTTACTTATGGTAACGGAGTACAATTTAAATTATTATTAAACGGTAGACCAAATGTAACCGTTGTACCTGGTCCAGGATATAACTATTATGCATATGGGTCTTTTGAATTTCAGGAGGTTTTATAATGGTTAGAGTAATAGATTCAGTAACTTTAGCTGAAACAAATAGCACTAAAACTTATCCTATTGAATTAATTAAATTTCAAGTTACTTCAGATAATGCTGATAGTTTATTTTTAAATACAGGATATACAAGTATTACATATAATGGCGATACATATTTACCTGGATCAAATGTAGTAAGTTTATCTGCTGTTGAAGAAACTAAAGATGTAAAAACTAATGCAATAACTATAAAATTAAATGGTATACCAAATACAATTATAGCTGCTTTAGAAAATGTAGATGCTATAGGTGGTATAGTTACAATATTTCAAGCCTTTTGGAATGAAGAAACTGGAGCAATCCAAGGTCAAGTTTATCAAAAATGGCAAGGTATAATTAACTCACATGCAGTTGATGAAGAAAATACTGAAAGCGGTAATGTTAATATAAGTGTAGAATGTAAAAATATAGTAGGTGCTATATTAAATACTAAGTCAGGTAGATTTACATCTGATAGTTCATTTAAACAATATACAAGTAATGATGCATCTATGGAATTTGTTGCCTCAATGGTTGACTTTAATCCAAGATTTGGTGCAGAAGATTAATAAGAAAAGAGAATAAAATATAATGATAAGAATTGGAGAATTTAAAGACGTTGATCAAGGTGTAAAATTACTTGAACAACACAGAATGGAATTTGATTTTGGTCAATTTAAAGAAGACAATACGGAATATTATAAAGGCTTAATGCAAGCAATAGCTAAAGATCGAACTGCAGTAATATCAGAAAATGAAAATGGTATAATTGATGGTGTATTATTAGGAATGAAAATACCTAATTTATTAAACCCACATTTATGTCAATTACATGTTTTATTAACTTGGGTTCATCCTGATAAAAGAGGATCCTCTATATTTTATAGAATGAATAAAATGTTAGAGAAAGAAATAAAAAATCATAAAGAAGTTAAAGATATAATTTTTTATTCTATTCCAAAAACTAATATTAATTTTAATAAATTGAACTATAAAGAATTTCAATCAATGTACAAAAAGGAAGTTTAATTATGGCAGCAGCCGTAGGAGCAATCATTACAGCAGCAACAGCAACTACTGTTCAAGGAATGGTAATTAGGTTTGCATTATCAATGGCAGTATCATTTATTGTAAATAAATTATTTGCTCCAGATGTACCCGCTGGTCCAGGAATAGCCGATCAAGCCCCAGATCCTGGTGTTAGACAAAGGATAGCTTCTGATCCTGGTAACAAATTACCTGTTATTTATGGACAAGGTAGAGTATTTGGTTCAATTACATTTGCTGATATAACATCTGATAACCAAACAATGGCATTTATTATTACATTGTGTGAAGGACCTATTCAAAATATTGGTCAAATATGGTGGGATGATTTTAAATTAACTTTAGATAGTGATGGTAATGTAACAACTGCAACAGATTCACAAGGTGAAACTGATGATTTTTTAAATGGAAATTTGACAGTTAAAAAATTTAAAGCAGGTGGAAGATGTTCTCCTATGGAAACATTTTCAACTAAATGGGCAAGTAATGCTGCAAACAGAACAATGCCTAATGTTGCATATTTATATGTAGAATTAAAATATAATAGAGATGAATCTGTAACTGGTTTAACAAGCAAACTAGGGGCAGAAGTTCAAGGTAAATTAGTTAGAACATTTACTGGATCTACTTTATCATCTGGTACATCATATTCAAATAATCCTTCTGAATGTTTATTAGATTATTTAACTAGTAATATTTATGGTTGTGGTGATGTAATGAGTGATAGCGATATTGATTTAACTACATTTGCATCTCATAAAACATTTTGTGATACTTTAATTACACATACAGATAAAGATGGTAACAGTACAACAGCAAAAAGATATACAACAGATGGTGCTATAAATACATTTGATGAGAGAGATTTAAATGTTTCTGATTTAGTTGTTTGTTCTCAAGCTATATTTTCTTATCATTTAGGTAAGTTTCAAGTTATTTCAGATACTACAGGATCATCTGTAATGTCATTTAATCCAGATAATATGTATGGTGATGTTACAATAGTTAATGATGGTTTTAATAGTGCATTAAATAAAATGAATATTTCATTTACTTCTTATGATCAAAAATATCAAGATGATCAAGTATTTTTAAATTTAGCAGCTAATCAAAAATCATATAATGAGCCTGAATTAGTTCAAGATACAAGATTTAAATTTGTAAATAATAATATAATGGCTGAAAGAATTGGTCATATTATTGTTAAAAAATCAAGAGACAATTTAATTGTTTCATTTAAAACAGATACAAGGGCTTTAGCATTACAAGTTGTAGATATAATATCAGTTACAAATAGTACTTATGGTTTTACTAATAAATTATTTAAAATTAATTCTATTACTGAAAATGAAATGAATGATAATGGTGTATCAGGTTATTTAATTACTGCTCAAGAATATAATGCAGATGCATATGCAGAAGAAGCATTAACAGAATTTCAAACAGCACCTAATACAAATTTAGCTAATCCAAGAAATTTTGGAGCAATTACAAATTTAACAGCAATTAGTAATGATACAGATTCTACTACCCCATTTGTTCAATTACAATGGACTGTACCTACTGGATTAACCGAAACATTTGAAATATATGTTGGCGATAGTATTAATAATCCTATTGCTGATAGAGAATTTAATATTTCATTTAGAACATCTACAGGTCCGTTTACTGAAGGTGCAACAATAACACATAAAGTATTTGATTTAGATTTTACAGATACATTAGTATTTTGGGTAAGACCTATTAACCAATTTGCTAGAGGATCATTTTCTAATGCTTATGACTTTGGTGTATTTAGACCAGGGGCTGGTGGTATTACTTCTGGTGTTTCTGGAATTATTGTTGATCCTAATGATGCAAAAAATCCTTACGGTGTTGTAAATAGATTTACTCAAATTAGATATGGGGATAGTACTACTGGTTCAAATATAAGAGATGGATTTAGTGATATTGATGCTGTTCAACAAATAGGTTATGCTGGTACAACAATTAATACAATTACTAGAACTGGCGGAACTGATGGTTCAGGATCTGTAACATTTCCTACAAGTTTTAATTCAGGTACATCAGCAACTGAAGAACAAGAATTAAGTTTTACAGGAACAAGAGGTAATGTAACACAAAAAGAATTATTACATATTAACTTAGCTGATGATATACAAAATGCTACAGTTAGAAAAGTAATTGCAGATGCTAAAGATTGGAATGCAACAGGTTTTTTAACTGCTAACAGTTCAAATAATAGTGTTAAAGTTAATGGCACTTTAGAACTAGCTTCATTAGTAACTGAAGGAGTATCTTCTGGTTTTGGAAGATCTGTATGTATAGGTACTTCAGCAATTTATGTAATGTCTAATACTGAATTATTTTCATTTAAATTAAGTTTAAATACTTGGACATCATATGCAAGAACAAATGCAGGTGGGGTTCAAAACTTTAATGTTTCTAGTATGGGGGATGATGTCTTACTTTATAATAGTTCAACTACTGAAGGCCAAATATGGAATATCTATTTAATTCCTGCTACAACAGGGGCAACAGGAGGGGCACAGTTTAACTAATGACAATATTAACAACATTATCAAATTTAGATATTAGTAACAATATAGTAGATTCAAATGAAAATATTATTGTTTGGTATAATGGAACTAAAATAAAATATTATCATAGATATGAACAAGTATCTACAGATATTGAAACTATTAGTGGTATTATATCAATTAAACTTTTAAGCGATACTAATTTAAAAATAACTACAAGTTCAAAAGTTAGAGAATTAATTTTAACAAGACCAGGCACAACAAATACATATACAATTACTTTAGATAGTAATTATGATCTTACTGGTGATCCATTAAAAACATGGACATTATCTTTAACAGATTATGGTAATTTAACAGCTGCTATGTCTTCAACTGTTGCAGGTACGGCTACGGCTGTAGCTTCAGCAATTAATAATTTAACTAATTTTAGTGCTAGTGCAAATAATAATATAATCACTTATACTAATTCGGCTTCACAAATTGTACAAACAAGTTCAATAGATTTTACTTTATCTGTTGCAACTGGTGGTGCACAATTTAACTAATAAAGGAAATTAAAAATGGCAATCAGTTCTGTTTATGCAAACGCAGGAACATGGTCAGGCTCAGATATTATTACAGCTACTATGAGGAATAGTTTAAATAATATTCATTCTATAGATAGTTCTTCTGTTATTGCAGTAAATACTACAAATACTCAAGTATATACTGATGATGGAACAGGCACATATGTATCACAAGAAACTTATTCACATACAGCAGATATTGTTGGTTTTGGTAAAGAATTTATTTTAAATAATAATTTATATATTTATAATAGTCCTCAACCATCTGCAAATACAAGATGGAATACAGGTACAAATACAAAATATTCAGTAAGCTTAGGCTCATTAGGATATATAACTAATAATACATTTTCAAATAATATAGGTGTTATCGATGCATTAAATGAAATTAGAACAGCAATATTAGGTTTAAGTATAAGTGGACTATCGGTTTCATTACCAACTTATGTATCAGATATAAATCCTGATAGTAGTGTTATTGATTTTTCAGGATATGGTATAATTATTAATACAGGTACTTCTACAAATGAAGCCACATCTTTTACACTTAATGATATAGCTGGTGATGGTTCAAATATTATTTATAATTATGAATATGAAACAGATGGTGCTGGAACTTCAGGATCAACTACTATATCTTTAACTGAGCCTGATGGTACAGGAACTTATACATTAAATGTTGCTGCTGATCTTGAAACAGATGATCAGTCAGCTACTATTGGAGCAGATTTAATTGCATTAGTAAATAATAATACAGAATCACCTAATAATTATACGGCTACATTTGATGCCGCTACTAAAAAAATTACATTTACATCAGTAAGTGTATTTGATTCAACTCCTAGTGATTTATGGACTGCTACAGTAAATAATAATTCTGCTACTGGTACTGATGCAGGAAATATTGTTTTTGGCACATCTACAATTACAAGAACAGGTGTACTTGGTTCAACATACAATATTACAGTTCCTGATTTATATACTAAAACTATGAATGGATTACCATTATTTAGTGAAGTTGTATTTACTGGTGGAACAGAAACAGCATTTAGTAATAATATAGCTGCAACTGCTGCGGCTCTTGAATTTAAAAATGCATTAAATGCTTCTTTAAATGGTTATATAACTGCAACTATAGATTCAGGTGATTCAAAAATAGTAAATTGGACTACATCTATTCAAGATGATATTGGATTAAATTTAACTTTTTCTAATACAAATATTACTAAAAGTATTACTGAAGGTATTTTAGGTACTACTCAAACAAATATTGATAATGCTGGTAAAACTAATGTTCAGGTATTTAAACCTGGAAGTGTTAGTTCAGATTATAATAAAAGTTTTGTTGGATTTGTTCCAACATTATCTGGTGCTGTAAATACAATAGCTGATATAATAGAAAATATTAATACATCAATAACTGATTGGACTATTGAAAAAGATCAACCAGTAAATAATCAAATTAGATTTACTTCAGTTGATAGTGCATATGTTAATAATATATATAAATTAAATATAGTACATAGCACAGCTACTGGAACAACAGTAGGTGATTTTTCAACAGGTGTAGGTAATGCTACAATTACTACATTAGGTTCATCGGTTCCAGATTATTATGGTTTAAGATCTGTAACTTTAGCTAATAAAGATGTTTTTTCAAATACATCAACAGATTATTCTTGGTTTGAAACTACTAAAAATAATTTAAATACTATATTTCCAGGATATAAAGTAGATGCTTTAAAAACTCCAGAATTTGCTTTTGATGG